GACTGATCTTAGAGGGGCTGATCTTAGCTGGGCTGATCTTAGAGGGACTGATCTTAGAGGGGCTGATCTTAGAGGGGCTGATCTTAGAGGGGCTGATCTTAGAGGGGCTGATCTTAGCTGGGCTAATCTTAGAGGGGCTAATCTTAGAGGGGCTGATCTTAGCTGGGCTGATCTTAGAGGGGCTGATCTTAGAGGGGCTGATCTTAGAGGGGCTAATCTTAGAGGGGCTGATCTTAGCTGGGCTGATCTTAGCGAGGCTGATCTTAGAGGGACTGATCTTAGAGGGGCTAATCTTAGCTGGGCTGATCTTTCAAATATGATATGGAATCAAGACACGATATTCCCTTTCCCAGTTTTCGGAATTCAAGGCAGTAGGCATAAAATAATTGCATATATTCCACAGCCGGGAGTTTACAGGATATATATAGGTTGTATAGAAGCTTCTCTGGATTACTGGAAAATTATGTATGATGTCGAGGGAAGGGATGACGGATATACAGGCGACCAGATCAAAGAGTATTATTCACATATAAAACATATAGAAAAAGTGTTTTTTGGACAGTAAAAAAAACAAAAGGAAAACTAACATGCAAATAACACTTGAATTTTTAGAGAAAAGTGAGGCCTGTGGTGATGCAATACAGGCATGGAAGGATTACAGATTTGAGTCTCTCGACGTTTTCGAGTGCATCGAAAAACTGAAAACAGAAAAGAAAAATATCGCTAAAAATTATAATAATAAAAACTCCCTGCTGTGGGCAACATGGATATTGCCATATTGCATGAAGTTAGATGATGTAAAAAAATATGCTGGATTTTGTGCTAAATTAGCTGTGGAAGCGGCATCGGCAATGGCAGCAGAATGGGCGGCAAGAGCGGAAGCGGCAGCGGCAGCGGCAAGGGCAGCGGCAAGGGCAGCAGAATGGACGGCAAGAGCGGCAGGTGACAGAGCAAGCCTGCAAATTATCGATTACGGTATAAAATTATTAAAAGAATCCCAGGCGCAGGCCTATAATAAAAAGGAAGGTGTGTAATGAAAAAGTTAATAACATTAGATGAAAACAATTTTGACAAGGATGGCGTTTTTATTTCAAAGGAATTTTATGACCCTGAAAAAAATTGTTATTTTTTTGATGGGAATGTGCATATTGGAAATATAAAAAAACCAATTTTCAAAGAATCAATTTTGGTTGGCGGTTACTTGAGCGTTGGCGGTTGCTTGAGCGTTGGCGGTTACTTGCGCGTTGGCGGTTACTTGCGCGTTGGCGGTTACTTGAGCGTTGGCGGTTGCTTGAGCGTTGGCGGTTACTTGCGCGTTGGCGGTTACTTGCGCGTTGGCGGTGACTTGCGCGTTGGCGGTTACTTGCGCGTTGGCGGTTACTTGCGCGTTGACGATGACTTGAGCGTTGACGGTGACTTGCGCGTTGGCGGTGACTTGAGCGTTGACGGTGACTTGCGCGTTGACGGTTACGATTTATTAAAAAGAGGTATAATAAAAATAGGTTATATAGGCAGTAGAAATTCGCATACAATATTCTACTGTACTAAAGAAAACGGAATAATTGTAAGATGTGGATGCACGTTTATTTCATTATCTGATTTTGAAAAAAAGGTTATGGACACGCACGGAAACAGTGTGTATGCGAAAGAGTATTTTATTTCTATTGAAGCCGCAAAAAAATATTACGAGTTATACGAAAAAAGTGGACTAAAATAAAAAAACAAAAGGAGAACTAACGTGAAAAAGCTACTAATGATATTACTGTTAGTGTCCAACACTAAAAAGGAATGGTAGTAATAATGTTTGAAAATAAGGAAAGTAAAGAATATTTCATTTGCCCTGTTTGTTATTCTGAATTATATTTTAATATAGATATACAAAAACTGGAGGAACTATCTTTTTCTAATAGTTCTGATAGCAAAATATTTCATATCTGGTCTCCGTGTAATTGTTTCAGGTGCATCGGACATTTTGATAATGAAAATGAAGCCGTTGAATTTTTAAAAATAATTCACTCGAAGGAATGGACGGGTGACAACAAAAAAACAAGAATGAGAGAAATTGTAGATAGATATATTCCGGACGGAGAAAACTCATTGCAGATTTATATACGCAAGAATAAATTTATCCAGGAAAATCCAGATAGCCCATGGGTAAAAAAAGCAATATCCTGGAATGATAGAATTATTGCTAAGAATAAAAAGGAAGGTGAGTGATACAGGGAAAAGAACTTATCACGCTGGCATGGAATATTCACAGGAAGAATATGATAATATAACTACCGAAAATTTATTTAGAAGTACGCAAGAAATAATTTGTGCTGATAAAAAAGCCGATGAGGATTTTAGAAAGTTTATTGATTCTGATTTGGGAGTGCCCTGGAATCCCAAGCCACCTGGAAGGCGAATAAATGATGGTAGTATCCTGGGAAAGTTACTTAAAAAAATTATTAAAAAAAACAAACAAGGAGATTTAAGATGAGAGTATGTCCATTGAAAAAAATGAAAACTTTACAATACGACAGTGAAGGTAAAATTTCTTGCGAGGTAGAAACTTTTGAGAAATGTGACAAGGAGTGTGTTATGTTTGACAGTAGTCAAGTTATTCCTAAAAGCTGCTTGCTGGCTTCGTTTTTAAAAACAAATATATTAAGGAATAATTAACATGAGAAAGCTACTAATGATATTACTACTCGCGGCCCTATGTTCTGGGTGTAATGATGACCAGGGGGAGAGCTATTCGTTAAAGTTTTCCTTGACTATACCCTATAATAAATAAAAGGAGATTTATAATGACAGTAGAACAATCAGCAGCACTATACGAAGCAAAATTTTGGGAAAAATTAACTGAACAACAAAAAGCATTATTTCAGATTTTTGAAGACAAACTTTGTATGCCTTTTGATGTATTTCACGAATCGGTTGAAAAAACAATTGGCAGGTCAGTTCAAATAATTGAATTTGGAGTTTCGTTTGAAAATTTACGGAATGAAGTAATAGAATCTTTTAATAAAAAATAAAAGGAGAATAAATAATGAAAAAGTTACTAATGATTTTACTGCTTGCCGGACTATGCTCAGGCTGTGATTATTGTGATGACCAGGGGGAGAGTTATGGCAGCAATTACTAAACAGAAATTTATAAACGTAAAATGGGACATGGATACTCAAGAAACAGTGAAAATAAAACATAATGAATCATTTGAAAATATAAAAATATCTGAGATTGTAATTATGGACGATTTTGAAAAGGCGCATCCATTTTTGCCAACCGCATTTGAGAATGTTAAACGTAAAGATTTTTGTATTATTGATTCTGAATATATAACATTATCGCGAGAAACAGGGGGAATTTTTGACAATAGTAATTTTGATGATCCTACCATAGATAGGGCAATGATTATATTTACTACAAAGGAGAACAATTAAATGAAAAAGTTAATGTTACTATTACTGTTGGCTTCGGTTTTATGTGGGTGTGATTATTGCGATGTTGACCAGGGGGAGACTTATAAAAAGTGGCCTAATGGAAAAATAGCGTTCCATATCAGTAAGGATTTTAGTACAACCGACATAGAAAATATTTATGAGGCTATGGATGCCTGGGAGGCCAGTACTGATATTGAGTTTGTAGAGATGGATGTCACCGGAGATTATATCTGCTATATCCAATTAAAAAATGAATCCTGTGCAAAAATAGGGCATAATAAAAATAGCTTTGTGTATTTACAGGAAAATCTTAGTCTATACGCAGCAATGCACGAACTCGGTCATGTAATTTGTCTACCGGACGAAGTTAGGAGAAAAGATCGCAACAGTAACATAACGATACAATGGGACAATATCAAAGAAGGTGAGGAACATAATTTTTATATCGATTACAAAATTCCTTCCTGGTATTATGACTTTGAATATGATCTACGTAGTATTATGCACTACAATTCTTTTACTTTTCTAAAAGACAGAGGTTTTGTTTTTACAGTAAATGATGATCCCGATATGTGGATATTCAACCCAGAGATAACAACTAAAGATATTGAGAAAGTTAATGCTATTTATGAATAATCTTTTGACCACTCTAAAAGTTGGTTCTCTGTTATTCCAATATGTTTAGCAAAATGACGAACTATATTTGATAACTGAGAACTAATTCCAAGCTGTAAAGCCGTAAGTGTTTGCTGAGATGCAAATCCTTTTTTATTTATTATTCCTAATTTTTGTAGTTTATTTGTCATATTTTTTGATATTTTTATACCTCCAATTTTTTGTTGCAAAGCCCTTCCAAGTTCAATATCATTTTCTGAGTCAAAAAGTGTCATTGTTGTTGCATAATCATTAAAAACTTCTCCAGATCCTTCCATGAACCATCTAAGATTAGAGGCATTGTACATAGCAAGCATGACATGTGTGGCATCCATTGGTGCAATTCCAGTTCCATTTTTTTTATAAAATTCAAATCTCATATTTGTATTAGCAGGACTCCCATCCCCCACTCCGATAGCTCTCAAGCTTAATGAAGTTGGACTGGATGTTATTCCTGTTATATATGCTCCTCCCAAAGTACCTACTTTTTCAATTATTCCATAGGTATCTGTTTCTGCGACAGTAGTAATTCCATGATTTACATCTCCAGTTCCCTTTAATGTCATAATAAAATTATCATTTTGTTTCTGATTTAGACATAAACCCCCAGGATCAACATCTGGAGCAATTTCAGCTCCTGTGGATAATTTTCCATCACCTGTTATTATTAATCGTTCTAAACCATTCGTAAATACTGAAACACTATTATTTTCCGTCTGCACTATTGAAAATTTTCCTGAAGGATCCAGACCAGCGAAAGAACCATTGTTTGGATATGGACCAGTAGCCAAATTTGTAAATCGTATACCTGCGTGCGTGGCTGTTGTATTATGTATTTGCAAGGCTGCATTTGACCAAAAATCGCTTTCAATTCTTATTTGATTATGTTGAACATCTGCGGCAATGGCTAAATCCTGATCTATAGTACAATCAGCAGTAACCGTCAAAGTATTTGCGGAATCACTAATCAAATAAGAAGCCAATACCATATTTGTGCCATCGCTAATATATTTTCTGTTTGCGTCTTCATAAAGATCATAGGTATCACCCTCAATAGTAGGCGTAACTTTCCACGTCGCCGCCACGTTCCATATCCGCAAGCGCTTCCCTTCCGGTAGTTCGTTCGTGAAAGTGATTGTAATGTCGGCAGTGGGGTTGCAAATGACTGTTATATCTGATATGTACAACGCCAAATCAATAGACCCGGTTATGTCCTGATTTACCACAACACCGATTGCTGTCTCCATAGCATTCAGAAAATCCGATGCCAGGGTAGTTTCATCCGTGTTAGTTATCCCACCTAGATATTTTTCTATAGGCGCTACCATGCCATAATAAAAATCGTTAATCGTCAATACTGTTTCTTCCGATCCACTTTCATCACCCGGATCATCACGGAATTTTCCGTAAGGATACCCGGATGAAGCCGCATCAAAATTCAATAAATAATTTCTTAAGTCTTTCATAATTTACCTCTATTTTTTTTATACAATTTCAACCTGCGCCACACACCAATTGCGCAGGTGTTTCATTTCGACAACCAACTGAAATAAGTAATCAAACTCATAATATGGCATTTCGATCAACTCTCCGGGATCAGCGAGCCTATCCGGAAATGGTGACAGGAAAAAGAAATAATTCCAGAATTTTCTATTGTCAAGATTATCAGATGTAATTATAATTCCAGCAGCTCCAACTACACAAAATATATTTCCGTTGTATATTACATCATATAGTGCACTAGGAATACCAGTCAGGGAAGGAAACCAGGTTACGCCGTCAGGCGAGGTCAATATCGTTCCAGAATTTCCAACGGTACAAAATATAGTTCCGTTCCAGGTTATGCTTTGCAGGACATTTCCAGTTCCGGACGTCTGAGGTGTCCAGGTTACGCCGTCAGGCGAGGTCAATATCATTCCAGAATTTCCAACAGTGCAAAATATAGTTCCGTTCCAGGTTATGCTTTGCAGGACATTTCCAGTTCCAGAAGTCTGAGGTGTCCAGGTTACGCCGTCAGGCGAGGTCAATATCGTTCCAGCATCCCCAACAACACAAAATATAGTTCCATTCCAGATTATGCCTAAAATAACATTTCCAGTTCCGGACGTCTGAGGTGTCCATGTTACGCCGTCAGGCGAGGTAAATATCGTTCCAACATTCCCAACGGTACAAAATATAGTTCCGTTCCAGGTTATGCTTTGCAGGATATTTCCAGTTCCGGACGTCTGAGGTGTCCAGGTTACGCCGTCAGGCGAGGTCAATATCGTTCCAGAATTTCCAACAGTGCAAAATATAGTTCCATTCCAGGTTATTTCCCGCAAGTCATTTCCAGTTCCGGACGTCTGAGGTGTCCATGTTACGCCGTCAGGCGAGGTCAATATCGTTCCAAAATTTCCAACAGTGCAAAATATAGTTCCGTTCCAGGTTATGCCTCTTAAAATATTAGCAGTTCCGCTTGTACGATTGTCCCAGGTAGGTTCTTTAATCTCATATTCAACCGGCCGGGGATACAAAAATAATGGATTTGGAGTCCTGTATTGATGCGTCCCATACTGAGCCTGTCCCCACTGCGCAACAATCTCTCCATATCCGCGCGGAGGCGAGCAAACAATAAGTTCCCCCGGCACGGTCCCGGGGTCAATATCTTTTGCTAAATTCTCATGGACATACAGCAGATACCCGGCTTTTTGCAACTGCTCTTCAATCCAGTCTGGACCGCCGAACCCACGTAGATTCGCTTTCTCTATTATTCTGTCAATCCTTAGCGCATCCGAACCAGGTAAATATTTTGGGATCCCATATTTCACGTTATAATCATCAATCGAGTAAGGATCCATTCCTTTATAAGGCACAATATTATTTTTTACAGAATTCTTAAAATTTATAATCCTCTCATATTCCGCAGCCAAACCTCCATAAAAATCTTTGAGCTGCTCAAAACCTGGGAGAATTATAGGAATTCCCAGCCTGGTAAGTGTTTTTTTTATAGATTCTATTAACATTTTATGCTATGTCCACATAAGTTATATTTCTTGCCTTGCCATGTTGACCGCCCCAAAATACATATCGCTCGCGTACTATACTTGTCGATACCTCAGTTATTGTCACATCGATAATTATAGCGCCTCCCTGCTCCGCTACCGTGCTGGCTGCCGACGCAAGATTAGTTTTTGTTAAAGTATTCCTTTGAAAATTTGACACTCCTTCGATGTATGGCTGCAATGCTAAAATAAAGTCTTCCATCGCGGTTGATATTGCGTCTTTCAGGTCCGGACCAGCATTTTGTATTTCAACTTCAATATCAAATTCTGCTATTGAAATTGGCAATGTTTCTAGCACGTCACCGATAGGCCTTCTGTATGCCTTCCCGGCAGCTGTGTCAATTTCAAGATAGGTTTTTAATTCTATAAGCTGTCCGGAAGTTGGAATTCCATCCGGCTGGTTGTCAACCAGCCCATATACATTAACTTTTCCTGCCTGGTTTTCGTCTGCGTATGGCCCAATCCATACAAAATTAGGCGCTTCCAGTCCCCACAGATTATAATCTCCAGGGCTCCCGCCGGTTGCACGGCGCCGGAACCTGGATATAACGCGTTCCCGGAAAATCTCTCTATCTTCAGAATCGTCACCACTCTGTAAAGTGCTGGTAACCGTAGCCGTACCGTCAAGCGCAAGATCGGTTTGTGAAATATTTAGAACCTCGCCATCCGCAAGGTTCCCTATCTCTCCGCCGGTAAGAGCAAGCATTTCCACATCTGCTGCCACGCCTAGCACTATTGGAACTGTATATTGCACCCTGTAAGTTATGCTATTTGTGCCTATGAAAAGAGTCCCCTGCGTCACCTGCGCCCCTGGACCAGGTACATCACACACTATTATTGCGGATACTTCCGGGATAGGGGTTATCCCTGCAATTTCACCCCATAAAATTAAACTTTCCCAATCAGCTGTTTGAGTAAAAATCTGTCTGTAAACCCATGCGATGGATTGATATAGCATATAGTCCACGCCTGAGTTTGCGCCTGATATTACTTTTATTAATGCAAGCAATAAACTAGGAACAGTCTGATTTATTTTACTTTCAACATCTGAAACTATTCTATTTTTTATTTCCTGAATTGATGGTATAACAGGTAGCGCCATTATTCACCTCCTGAAACTGAGACAACGCCTTTGTCCCAGTTTATTTCATATTTTGTTTGGCCGGTAGTCGGCCTATAAATTTCTATTCCCCAGCCTATCGCATACGCATTTATTATCAAACCTGTCACAGATATTGACTTTGCAATTTTTTCTTCAATCATAAAATTCATTGCGTTTTTCAATGCTTGTATTCCGTCATTTTTTGTTTTCTCTGAAACTGTTGCGCGTGCAATAATTTCAGGAAAGTCTGATATATATTTTTCATTTTTATTCTGAGTTATAAGATTCTGCCAGGTTGTTTTATCTCCGAATACCGCAAGCAAAACCATCGTCTCAAATCCATCTGTCATATCAGGCTGGCCGTTTTGAAAATTTATATCAAAATCACCATCTGAGTTTTTCGCTATCAATATGTCTCCGGTATAAATCATTAGCTTAGTGTCCCTGTTTCTGTTGTGGCTCCTGTTCCTGTTCCAGTGTTGACTTGAACTGTAATTCCTATATTTACAATAAAAGTTTTAATATAGTTATCGAATGCCGTTGCCATATCTGCTGCAAAAGTTGCCTCACTCATTCCGCCTGACTTCGCAGTGTTGCATAGGCTTAATATTTCAGCTTCCAGCGTTGCTTTGTTTGCCATTTTTTTTATCCTTCTTTAAATATTCAATTTTCTTAATCTGCTTATTGAAAAAAGTATATTGCTTGTTTTTCTTTTTTATCTTAATCATAATCATATAACTCCTTTTATATATAAATAAACAGGTGCAGATAATATAATAATAAAACATAATATAAAACATAAAATATTAAACCAATCTTTTCTAAAACAATTTAAAAATTTTTTTGATTTTTTACTAGGAATATAATATCCTTTTTTGTATTTTTTAGTTTGTTCCGGCAAAAGTGGCGGTGAATTCCATACAATTCCCATTTTATCCTGCCTCCCATAATTGATTATATTCAATTCTCAAAGCTTCAAATGCTACAATGCTTGATGGATCAAGTATATGGTTCGTAGGCGAACCAGTTGTTTTTATAGATACAATTTCATCAAATAACTTATTGATTAATGTATGCTGATCTTGAAGCAAATTACTTAACGAAAATTTTCCATCATTTCTTATTATTAGTGTTCCTTGCTTTGCGCCATCCGAATCTGTTGAATATACCATCGTGTCGCCTGTTTCAATATCAGTCTCCAGACTATAATTATGAGTCGCAATAATTATTTTAGCATCGCCTACTTTTGCGTCTATTCCTATCATGCCAGGATGCGGCCGCGATATTATACCAGGTACGGAATACAGCTCGCATTCATAAGACTTGCCGCCGATTCCGGAAACACTCACATTTAAAGATTTTCCAGGAGCACCGGAGAGCTTTTTATATTCGTTTGATACTACTTCAATTAATGGCATATCATATTATCCTTTCTAAATTATCCTCGGAGGCGGAGGAGTCGGTTCCGGCCGCATAAAATATTCAGGAAGGGGCCGTCTTGGCTGATACCCTCCTATTTTTTCAGGTGAATTTTCATCTTTAATTTTCACTATAGAATATAACAACCTAGTAGAACATAACACAACAATTATTGAAATTATGTTAGCTACCAATAAAATTATTAAATATGTATTCATTTTATAAACTCCTTTCATTCCATAATTTTATCGCAGTTACCCTTCCGTTAATTCCTGCCTTCACCAACGGGCCAATGTCTCCGCAACTTTTACACTCAATATAAAATTCATCAATTATAAAGTGGCTTATAAGAGTGTGTTTCAATTCACCTTCTCCGCCGCATTTACATTTTTTTATTTCGTCCACGGGAACACCTCCGGAAATTCTAATGTATACGCCTGCGGAAGTGCAAGCGTCAATGTTGCAATATTTCCACTACCGGAATCTTTTGTCAAGCTAACTCCGGTAATCAAAAATTCAGTCTCTTCAAAAATACAGCGCTTTGGGAAATATACAGTAACAAGAGTATTTTCCATCCATAAATTTCCATTAAAATCACGCCAACCACTCACGGTAGCGCTAACTGGAGCACTGGCAGCAAGCATTCTTGATCTCTTCCACTTTGCAGCGTTTGTTATATTACCAGCTTCTGTTTCGTCTGCTGTAAAAATCAATGGCCTGTAATTGGATATTGATGTGTCCAGCACTTCACTTTTATTATTTGTTTTCCCTGAAGACTGAGAAACAGCAATTATACTTGAAAATCTTTGCGTTGAATCGTAAGACGCGTCTATATTTATGATAGGTTGTTCTCCCTGGTAAAAAGACGCGACCAGGTCAGAATCTATAGCTGCCCTAACAAATGACATTTTTCCATTTCTTGACGACGTAATCATAAATCCTTTTTGTACTGCTAATTTTGATAGGAATGAAAATACATTATCTGTTATATCTCTATTTGCTTTTGTAAATGGATCGGAATCTCCATCCGGGAATTCTGTTTTAATTCCGAATGGGATTAAAATATCATCTGCAATCTGTTTCATTGTTTGATTTTTATAATTCAAACTTTTAGCAGTGCTATTGCATTCTATGGTAACACCTGGAAGCGATCTAACCTCTACCGACATTGTGCTTGATGATTCCGAACCGGAAGGAGTGTGTTTCATTGCCATACCCAATATGTACAACTCCCCTCCTATAAACAGATCAGCTTTGCTATATGTATATGGCTGCAAATATTTCGCATTCTCTGAAAATGGATCATAAGGAGCTACAAATGTAAAACTATCCGCGCATGTATCTATGCTGCGCGTTATGCTTGAAGTCTCCCAACCACGAAAAATTTTACCGTCAATTCTAATTCCAACTTCATTTTCATTATCTGCTGGAATAGTGTCCGGGTCTTCTATATCCTCTTCTGCCGGAAGCCACAAAATATCTCCGGGGTGTATTGTTGGAAGTTCGGCTTTTGATGTGCCTCTTATAATTCCCCTACTTTGCAAATAGTCATTTGCTGCTATTATATCATTTACACGATCATATCCATACGTCGCCTGCGATATAGTATCAAGCCACGCGCCTTTTGGAACGGTGTAATTTGTTTCAGCTTCCGGCTTCGGAGCTGTTACGTAAAAATCTTTATAATTATTAGCCATAAAAAACTAGCTCCCTTCCTGGAGATATTTCTATAAATTCGTCTCCAGTCAATTCATTAGTTGCAAGAAAAAAATCAAACGTATCATTTTCAACTGAATTATAATATTTTGCGCATAGCGTTACCATGTCGCTCGGTTCTTTTAGTGTTATTTTCTTTTCAATTTTTAGATCAAAACTTTGTGTAAGTATTATTAAATTTATTGCCTTAACTGTTTGCTGCATATATGTTACATAATTATGATCTATCAGATAAGAATTTTCCATATCCACATCTGTTGCTAATTCCACTGAATTTTCAATCGCGGCGTTTACTGAATTATATCCAGCTTCCACAATAGCTATGCCATCCGCAGAATCTTTTTTTGTTGGATAATCTGTAAAAAGCGCTGCCTCGCTTAGGGCTGCTGATCCCATCCCTGCAAGCAGCTCAAGCATTATTGCGTTGTTCAATCGGTCTTCCGGTTTTCCTTCGTCTTCATCCGTGAAAGTATCTATAAGCCCGACTATCATATCATAATATCCATTTATTTTCGCCAGGGTATCATCTACAATCCGTCCTGGGAAAAGCATTAATGTCTGTGTTGCCGCTACAATATTAAAAAGATTTGTTCCTATGTCGTCAATCACGGAATCAATTCCTGCCTGTATTGCCTCAAATTTTGCTATTGCGCCTTCCTGAGTCTCTACTATTTTTTTTAGTGAATCAGATATTACTTTTACTGCTGCTGTTATTTTATTTTTAAGCTTTGCTAGACTTCCAGCGCCTTTCTTTATTCTGTCAACATCTGTAGATTTTTTCATTTTATTTATATTTCTAAGTGCTTCCGTCTCGGTGTTCAAATCAGTTGTGGGATATGCTATTTTGAAAGTTTGTCTAAATTCAACATTAAATTTTCCTACCTGTGCCCCTGATACGAAACTTTCAGATTGAGAAAATGACATCGGCATTACCGTAACATCACCCCAGCGCGGATGCTTTAATATTCCAGGATTTTCAGGGCTATATCTTTCACTCAAAGCTTGCCAAAAAAAATCAGCTTCCGCATCGTAATCTTCTCCGGTAAAAAAAACATCCATAGGATATGCAGGAGACGCATTTCCCTGATCCTGCGCTACCGATTCATCACTATCAAGAATCTCGCTCACAGACGCTTTTTTCCCTTTTGACCTGGTAAGATCATTAAATTTAAAAAAATGCTCTGTTCCTGAAGGGGAAACAAAAGAACCTTGTCTTAAGTTACTTATATAGCTCATGTAGGATTAACCCCCAGATTGAGAGTAGTTCCAGGCGCCGTGCGGCCCTTCCTGTCTATCGCTGCGTTGTCAGGCATGTTATTGAAATTAACATCCACGGCAGTTCTATTTGTTGTTATATTTTCGCTTCTCTGTGTCGCTGGAGATCGAAACATTTCAGGGCCAACCGCAAATGGACTGCCTTCTCCTCTCTCTATTGTTGCGGCTGCGTTTATGGTTGCTGCCCTGGTAGCGTCCGCAAGTTTGGTTGACTCATCACCTGCAAACCCAAAAAACTTTTTGACTGAATTCCATTTGTTAGCTACCCAATCCACAATCGCTGTGAATTTTCCTTTTATCCATTCTATAGAAGACCAAAAAGAATCCTTTATTGATTGCCACATTCCGAGAAAAAATTCTTTTACTACTGTCCAGTTTTTTATTAAAAAATAAGCACCTATCGCAAGTATTGCTATTGCAGCAATTATAAGAAATATCGGACTTGTTAAGAATGCTATCGCGGCACCGAATGCCCATGTAGCGGCTGTTGCAATTATTGTAACAACATTCCAGGCAGTAGTTGCGGCAACCATTAGCCAGGTCCCTATAATACTAAGTTTTGATATAATCATCCACGCTTTTTGTGCTCCTATCCTGATCCAGGTTAGCGCAGTGCTTGCAATTACAGCGGCCCTCCATATAGCATTTCCAATTATTTGCCTTTTTTGTAAAAATAGTCTTATTTTTTTGTATTTTATAATCATTTTTTCTACTGCAAAATAAGCCTTTTCTGTAATTATATATATTTTTGTCGCAATTGTCAATGCAATAATCAATGGCAACAATGGACTCAGTACTGTATAAACTGCTTTAATTATCCAGAATGTGGCTTTCAATCCTTTTACGATTGGAGAAGGATCAAATCTTCCAATTGCATCTGTTAATGATTTTATTCCACCTTTTCCTTGCTTATCAAATGCTTCTATAAATTTGAATGACAATTCAGTTGCTGCGCTTCCAAGAATTTTCAACTGATTTCCTAAAGAAGTTCTCATCATATTTGCTATTTTTTCTAATCCTTTTTGTGGATCCTTAGATAGTTTTGACATAGTTTTAAAAACTTCAGCAGAATTTTTGTTTAAATTTGCTGCTCCAGCAACTGCTCTCGCTCCAAAAACGCTTCCAAAAACTGCCAACTGCTCAACTTTGCTTAATTTTGCTGCTCTTTCTCCTATCATTCCCATTATTTTAGTCATGCTTTCAAGATTACCTTCTTTATCAACAAAAGATTTTGTAGATAATCCAACTTTAGCAAGACCTTTGCTAACCTCTGCTGTAGGATTTGTTAATCGTAAAAATGCGTTTTTCATTGCAGTTGCAGCATTAGTTCCTTTTATTCCTGCGCTTCCCAAAACTGCTGTAATTGAAATCATTTCTTTCATGCTTGCTCCTGCTATAGAACCAACTGGAGCAGCAATTTTTAATGTCTCAAATAAATCTTCCATTTTTACATTTGCAGAATTTACTGCTAATCCTAACATTGCATTCATTTCTTTTAATTTTTCAACTTTTTTTGTAGACTCTAACGCTGCAAAACCAAATGCTCCCAATAAATCAGATGACCAGTCTGAAACGCTTGCGAAATCTTCTCCACTTGCAGTCGTTAGATCAATTACTGATCGCAAAGAATTCATTGCCTCTACAGATGTAAATCCAGCCCTTGCAAAAAAATCAAGACCTTGAGCTGCTTGAGCTGCCGTAAATTGAGTTTCTGCTCCTGTTTTTCGTGCAGATAATCTTAATTGATCCATTATCTCTGATACATTTGCTCCTGATTCTTGAGCATCTTTAAATCTTGAGGTAGCTCCAACTATTGCATCATCAAACTTTACATATTCTCTTACGGCAATTCCAACTCCTAGCGCAAGTCCTGCCATTCCTGCCTGTGCTACTCTGCTTTTACCAACTCTGTTAATCGCATTATTTGTTCTATTTGCTGCACTATTTATTCCGCGAAAATTTCCCTGCATTCTTTTTGAAAATCCAGTCATTTTTCTTTCAACATTATTGGCTGTCATCGTTATTCTGTCAACCATTGTTAATGTTGTTTGAAGTGGAAAACTACGCACCATTTTTATTCTTTCTCTCTTTTATTCTTTGGTTTACAAGTTCTCGCATTTTATTAGCTGAAGGCAATCTCACTTTTTTTCCTTCCGCCCTCTCCGCTATTTCATTCGCGATCTCTTCCTCTGTTGCCTGGACAACATAAATATCATACCAAAACATGAGATCAATGCCTGTTAGTTTCATCAATTCCGGGATAGAAAAACTACCCTCAAAATATTTTCCTAACAGGCCTACGATCTCAAAAAAATGTGAAAAGTCTAGTCGTCTATACTCTGGGGTACTCCATCCCCGAAAAAACCGAGCATTATTGCATTTATCCTCCCAAGGTCTTTATCTTGAAGTCTTCCCGCGAAACCAATCTCAATATTACACGCAGCCGCAACAAATGCAATAGCCTGATCCATTTTCTGCTTTTCCTTGTAATTCTGCATTACTTTCTTCTCTTGAATTGTAGTTGACCTAACAGTTACAAGTTCAATCTGACCGCTATCATCTTTTTTTTGAATAGGGTTGAACAACCTTAAAGAAAATTCTTGAGTATCATAATTAAAGTCAAGTTTATTATTTACTACTGCCATCAATAACGACTTGACAGTATAATTCATAAATGAATCATCTTCAACATCAATCTCAAAAAATTCTCCCCACTCTTTCAACTTTGTAATAGCAGCCTCTTTGCTGATCTTTTTTCCATTTTCTATTTTTACTTCTTTTCCACCTAACATTAGAATCTCCTTTTATTTTATTTTATTGTAGTCTCATAGTTCCGCCAAGACTTAAAGATACTGTTCCATTTGTATTTTTAAGCTCTCCATTTATTGCCATGTTAAACGTCAACACGTCACCACTTTGCGTTGATGCTGTACCAGCAAGAATCTTTCCCTTTTTTTTACTTAGAGTATTAAAATCTTTTTCATTAATAGTAATATCAATTACTAACGTAGCTGGTACGATTGTAGCCTCTAAATAAATATATTTATCTCCTGTTTGTTTTACTTCGTAATTAGTTCCACCATAATCCTTCTCCGGAGAAGCATCTTGTGTGGGATGCAATGTCATGTTTCCCCATTTTAAACTTACTAACGGGCCGCCTGGAATACCTATATCTGGCATGTTAATACCTCCTTATTTTAATATAGAAAAGCGTATTTTAACGCTATTATTCTTAATGCTTTAGCTTCGTCATCTGTTACCTGCGCGTCAATTCTACCCTGGAATGATTCGTTTATATCCGAAGTTAATCCCTCAATTACCTCTTCCACGTTCTTTGTCCATGCGAACGGCCCCCAAAGGTCTTCTATGAGCTTAGATAAATCCGCGATAACATCCTTCGGAGATATTGCCCATTCTACATTAGTTATTGCATTATTATCTACAACCACGCCACGATCATAAGGAGATAGGCTGAAAATTTGCTCAAGAGAATAAGCCTTCGCCTGTCTCGAATGAAGAGACACTGCATCAAACCATTCCTCCGTATCTGCTCCGGTAGGTGTTTTTCTATATGTCAAAGGAATATCACCCCAGCGCATAACTCCATCATTTCCTATTTTTATAAATCCCATTCCTGCCTTAAAAAGAGCATCCTGGCTTCCATAATTTACATTTGGAATTGTTGTGTCTCCGGATAATCCTACATCTGTTGTTTTATAGGGTCTTGCAGGATTAAGATTTTGCTCTTGAGCTATGCGACCTGCAAGAGCTGCTGCATACTCAAATTCTGGATAATATCCTCTTGCTGCCCATACAGTTCCTATCCATTCTGAATTTATAGTTGCAGGAATAGCCAATGCCTCATCGTATGTTTTATCAACATACGCTGTATAAGCTCCAAACATTCTATGAATAGTTGGAGCACTTCTTGCATCTCCAGCGTCCTTAATTATTCCAAGATTTGTTGCGTCGTTAAAGGGGCATGTAAATTGAGTATACCATCTATCACCGAGCTTATCTTCTTCTCCGGAATCAAAAAAAATATCGTGAATATCAGGAGTTCCAGTTCCTCCAGCAAGGTATCCATCCACGTTTTCGATTACAACAGTTGTACCTCCAGGAGATTCTCCTGCCTGAACTTCTCCGCCTGGATTCTGTTTTATCAAAATTTTGTTTCCTTCTGTTCCTTTAAATTTTGATGTTATTGTTACAACTCCAATAGCATTAATTGCCGTGACTGCAATATTTCTATTTGAATCAATAGCATCTTCTAACGCATCTCCAATGATAGTAGGAGTGTCATCTTTTTTAACATTAAATCTTACTAACTCTCCTCCGAAAGAAAAATAAAAAGTTCCTCCTTTTGTTGCGTTTACAGCAAATGTAATTGTCTCAGTTGCAGCAACAGCTCCTACAGCATCTGGAATAGGTGCAATATACACACCTCCTCCAGAATTAAAAACAGAATTAGGAAAAGCGAGTGCCTGCCTGTGAAGATGTGATCCCCAACCCGCTATATCACCTACAGCCTCCTTGCTTGAAACTTTTACTAATTCATAATCTACTATTCCAGTTTTAAGCGGATCATATTGACCTATTATTACAGGTGTAGGCGGAATAAAGAAACTTGCCGCGCTTCTCAATACACCTGCAATCTCAATATCAATGTTAGACGCTCTATCGCTTTGCGATATATTATTAAAACTTATTGTCATCTTGAAACCTCCTTTAAGAATAATTAAATTGTACACGCCATGAGTCTATTATTTCTAAATCTACCGTTTGTAATGCTGGAGAAATTATATCATCCGGAGCATAAGGAAAATCACATGAAAAAATATATCTGGCCGGAGCATACATTGAAGATGATTGCCTATCATCTTCAATATCATAAAATTGTAATGAAGATTCAATTCTCCTTCTAATCTTTCCAACTGAAATATTGAACCTAACATTTTTCATTGCCTTAATTGCAAACATAACTTGTGATGTTAGAAGTTGTAATCTTATAATAGCAGATTCATCAGCAGGAACTAAATCAGTATCAGATCCCCTAACATACATATCAAGATGATATGTTGCTGTTTGCATTTCTCCATATTCAGATGATTCTTTTGAGATAGGATCAACTTTGTTAAGCAAAATATTTACAAGCGCTTTATTAGTAACACTTTCGATATACGGCCTTGCTCTATTTTTTGAAACTTCAAATCCAAGAACAGGATCCTCAGCATATTCAGCATCCGCAACTTCTTTTATAGCATCGTAAATTCCTTCTATTGCCTGCGCATATAATGGAAAAGATATACTCATTCTATTATCCTCAATGTTGTTGTTACCATTCCCAATGTCCTATCTTGCATCGGATCATTAAAAATTCCAGTTCTTGTTTCTCCTTTTGAATTAACAAAAGTTATTTTCCACTTCTCAAAATTATCATTATGCGTTATAGTCAAGTCGTCAATATGAAAACTAACAGCCATCTTGTTACTCAAGATAGGAAAACCAGTCTCAGGCTCAATTCCTATTCCAACATCAATAAAGAAAATATTTATATTCTGGCTTTCGGATAAATTATTCTCTATTATCGCCGGAATCGAAAATCCCTTGTTTAGAATTCTTTGGTTTGCTGCCTTCGCTTTTTCGTATAGGTTCGACATCTGTTATTGTTTCCATATTACTTTCTCTTGTTATAGTTTTGGTTTCTGATTCTATCGCTCCTGATTTAATAAATGTTTCTATCAATTTTTCAGATTTCCAAAACTCTAAAACCTCTCCTGGAACAGCTCTATCGACTTGCAATCGATAGAGCTGATTTCCTATTTTTACAGGCCCGATTGGTCTTTTAACTATCATGCTTCGTCACCGGAAATATTATTTTTCTTTTTTGATTCCTTTTTTGAATATTGCTCCAGCTCTTTTTCTTTGTACTCTCTACAGAGTCCATTTTCAATCGCTGTGTCAATATCGCCTATGAAATCAACAAGAGTAAAAATTCTTCCTTCCGTCATAACCTTTCTCCGGCCTGTAAGCTTTTTACCTTTGCATACTATGTATTTTTCTTCTTTCATTTTTTGCCTCCTACCATGCCGGTAATGTTATTTCTTGAACTATGTACTGTATTCCGTTGTACCATATTCCTTGCGCGAATGCCCATGCCCATTCTTCCTGAGTCAAAGTTTTTACGTTTGGATTAGGATCAACAAACGCAATCAGTCCTCTCTTGACTGAAAGTTGCATATATGGGTGTAATGGTTTTAGCAAGTATGCTATTTTATCAGGAACACCATCATAAGAAACTGTATTATTGTTAAGAGTTAATGTCTCACCATCATAACCTATAATCCTTCTTATGTTTGTTATTGATGGGTATCTTTTTGTATCCAGGGTAACATCCGGGAAGCCTGATAAAACTCTACCTATGTGGCGAGCATCAACCTCGTTCGTAAGAATTAACAAATTATCTACACTAACTTTTCTCTGTGTTGATGGGTCTATTCTTTTTTCCAGATCGTCAATTCCATTTTCGATTGTTAAATATAAAAGCTCCTGACGTTTTGCTCCGGAAGTGATATCCGCAGGAGTTTGTTGACCACCTGAATATGAAAAATTTATTATCGGGCTTAATGCCAGATCATTTCTCAGTGCTCCGTGTCCTCTTGTAACTGCACGACTAACCTTTGACATATCAAGTCGCTTATCGTACCATTTCGCAAGTAAGGTATACGAAAAACCAGCAGTATATGCAAAATGCTCAAAAGTGTCAGTGCTGCCTCCCATCAATTCTCCTTGTCTCACAGCCTGTCCTTCGAGATTATTTTCTTCAAAAATAACAGTCGGATCAATCATCTCAATAACTTTTGCTGTTTTTGTTGCGTCAAGATTGACGTTTTCATTATAAATGAAATTACCAAAATATGGATATTCATGGACTCCTTGCGTAAGAGAAATTTCATATGCTCTCCAAAATAGTTCCCATTCTGGCATAAGTGTATTAGAGGAAGCGTTGGGATCTAATCTTCCTGCCCTCATCCTATCATTAACACTCAATTTTTCTTTTCCGAGTGGAACATCAAACCCACTTGGATATTTTCCTGAAAATGCTACTGAATACATGTCACTGATTTTCTCTGCACTATTGAGTAGATCATATTTAGCAGTCTCTTCCATGTCCTTAAATTTTCCGCCCATGTTATCCTTTACAACGCTTACCGGGTTATCAATAAAAACCTTCCCGGATCGCAGTGCTTCAACATTCTTTTCCCGCAAACTATCTTTTGTTATTAGTTCAATAGTCATATTGTTTGCCTCCTTATATGTAATAGACGTGAACTATGCCACGTCCTGCCGCAGACGCAGCAAATATTTTAACGCCATCGGCGCCGACAACTCTTGTAGAATCGTCTATGGTTCCAGCCCTTGCCAGAATTTCATCCGTAATACAGTCAATTGCATCTGTGATTACAGCCGGAGTTCCAGCGCCTGTTTTCACTTGCATTGTTTCCAGCGCAACTGCCGCAGTACAAAGAACTGTCGCATCAATTATTTTTGCGCCTAATGGAATATTAACAACGATTCCTGCCGATGCGTCTGCTACAATTGCAGTTTCCACAACTTTCAGGCCCTGCCCGATAGGAATTCCAGTGCGCGCCAAGTATGCAATAAAGCTAACGTCTGTAGTAGCTCCTCCAGTTCCGCCGAATGCTGTTATCTTTCCGATTGCAATCGATCCTGGTTCCGGGGTAGCTCTTAATAATCCAGCAGCAGATGATCCTCCTGGAAGAAAATAAATCTCTTCGCCTACTACGAACGTGTCAGTAGCTTCCATTTGTTTTGTTTGCTGTACGCGATAGGGCTTAATGTTTATCATTCCTTTTTCGCCATCTGCTATTAAAGGAAAGTTTCTGACTTCTCCAAAATATCCGTCAAGATATACAAGTTCAAGTTCATCAACATCTCTTCCAAGATTGTTTGTGACTTCGACTTGAAATACATCAAGACAGGGTTCCACATAATCAAAATTGTTTGCCGGTACTGCTGTTAGTGTCATATTTATGCCTCCTGTACTGCGCTATGAGTTGCGCCTGTTTCACTACTTGCTGTTGTATCGGTTCCAGTAGCGATGCCTTGGGGCGATTCTAATGCCGCCAGAAAATTTCCGTTGCTCATTACTGCCATCATAGATGCTATTGTTTCGTCTTTACTACTTCCATTTTTTACACATTCATCTATTTTTGCTAATAACACCGGATGCTTTTTGTATTCTTCCTTTTCTTTTAAAGCAAGAATCCCAGAAACACGTGCCTTCTCTTCATCCCTGCCCACCTGCTTAATTGCGGCGTAGGCTTCGGGATTTTCTTTTTTTAATTCTTCTGCTGTCATATCAGCCTCCTTTTTTTCTCCGCCCACGGCGGGTATATTATCAACTGCGATATTCGCAGGAGTTTTCTCTGGTTCTTTTTTAGCAAAAGGTTCAATTTTAAAAAATGCTGCTGCTTGATACACCCCTTCGCTATATGATTTATCTTCTCTAATTTTTGCAAACACTGAATCTACCTGCATTTTTGCGCTTGCAAATGCTGAATCCCTATCTTTGTCTTCATCTGTTTTTATTATCTCATCTACAAATCCAGCAGCTTTTATTTCTTCTCCAAAAAGCCAGGTCTCATCATCCATCATTTTTCGCAAGTCATCAATATTTTTTCCTGTTTTTGTTGCATAAACTTTTGCCATTATTTTTGCAATACTATCAAGATATTTTCCAGTAGTGTACATTTCCCTATGATCTCCAGCGGCAAATGACCATGGATTATGTATCATATATGCAGCGTTATCCTCTGCTGATACATTATTTGCAACTTCATTGCACGCTATATAAGTTATCATAGATGCAGCCAGACCCTTTAGTGTAATATTTATTATTGCATCAATATTTTCTCTCCTGTAATCTCTTATATCGTTATATATTTTAATTCCTTCCCATACAGAGCCTCCAGGGCTTGCAATATTAATTTCAAGATCATCCCCATTAGCTTTTTTTAATTCATTCCTTACAAATGCTGAGTCAATATCGTATCCAACTTCTCCGTATAAATCTATTATAGTACTCATTTATTTATCCTTTTTTATATCACTAACTTTTGTATGAAGCTCCGGGTCTATGCTCAATATTGCAGGTTCCATCATTCCTTTTTGTTCGTTCATTTGCTTTGCTACTTCAGTATGCAATTTATTCAATAATGACAAACTAACTTTTGCTGGTAGTTCGCCTAATGCCTGAAAAATTAAATTAGCTTCGTTTTCGTTAAGTTCAAAATTAAAAATCATTTTATTCTCCTTGTTTGTCTCTCAATCTATTTATTTCTTTTTTTATCCAACAAATGTCTTTTTCAATTCCTGGTAAAAGTTTTTCTAGTTTATCAGTTTTCTCAAATAAAATATCAAATTTCCTGCCCTGACTTTTCAAATACATGCCAAACAAAGGATAGCTGCCAGATATAACAAGAGCGAGAGCAGCAAGGATAATTTGAATAATCGTTGAATTTTCCACATTTATTTAAGCTCCTTTATTTCCTAACGCTATAATATATATTTCTGATCAGTATAGCTACCGAATCCGTTGCATTCCATACCACAACATTTACTTCACAGTTAGTGAAAAAATCCGCGATTCCATTCGGAAACACATCTATCGAGTTACCTGCCGTTATATTAGCTCTTCCTATCGCCCCACATAATTCTCCAAGCTGGTAAGAATTTGTACCTGTTCCATTGTCTGTGAAATTTATAGCTGCTCCTCCTAACGTATAAGAAACTTGAAATGTATCTGTTTGTTTATTTACAACATAATAAACAACATCTTTTCTTAATCCTGTTGAAAGTGTACCAGCAGAATTTTTAAATGTAATTATATCTCCGTTTACTCTTGGTGTTGCTGTTTCATTTATTACATCAGTTATATTATTAAATGTTACTATTCTTTGTGTTGGTTTAGTCCCGAAAAATTGTGCGCGTAAGTTTTTTGCTGCTGTTTGGGGATCCATATTCACATTAGATGATAATTTTAGCGTAACATTTTCTGTTCCGATATATTTTCCAGTTCCATTTATATTCAATTCCGTTCTCGAAACTTTATCCGCTATAAAATTTATTCCTGTTGTTACCAAAATTTTAGCGTTTACGGCAGGAATATTTACAAAAGTAGTTGTATTGCCCTCTGATCTTGCTTCAAGTACTACTGTGCTATCCGCAATTGGATCGTTTCCTGAAAATTGCAGTCTTGGATGTTCCTCATCAGCAGAACCAGATGCAAGAAAAGAACCATCCCCTCTCATTTTCCCAACATGTATAGTTCCAATACCTTCAAGGTTATCTGCAACACTGGGAGCAATATATAACATACTTTCATTGCTTTCAAGTTTGCTTCTAAGTTTTAAAATTTCAATTACATCGGTACTGCTTCCTGTTATTCTATACATGCCTCCGCCAACTTCATTTCTGCCATCCTCGAAAGTTGTTACTCCTATTGTTACACTTGTTATATTGTTTAATTCTAACGGTTGCCCTGTCCCAAGAACAAGAAAATTTGTCTCTACATTAAACCGACTTCCTGTACCGCCAATAATTTTTCCCAATCTTGCACAACTTCCAACCACAAGATTTTGTATTGATAAAGTACCATCCACAAAAAAATCATCTGAAAACAATCCACCGTAAGGTACATTTATAAAACTACTACCAATAAACCCAAGAAACTTACCGACTGCCACACCCCCATTCCAAAATTCATCTTTTCCTAGGTACGTAACACTTTTCCCAGCAACTGTGCTGAACCCAACATTACCAGTGCTTGAATTATATGCTTTTTCGCCAGGCAATAACACTATATTTTCATGTATTTCATATTGTATATCGGCAGGAAATTCTACTGCCGGACCAGAATTTACAACCAGGCCTAAATCAGATTGATCTGATCCAGGAAGACTCCCTGCTGTAACAACCGCCACAACAGTATTGCCGCTCCCATCGTCAAGCGTAAATTCTCCACCGGCGCCCACCGCAACTGGAGTACCGCCATCCCAAGATAGAGTTTGTCCAGAGAAAGCATAAACAAGATCATACGTTCCTGCTGCTCCAGTTTGATCTTTCAGGTATACACCTGTTATATTCGTAGGATATTCAAGATAATATCCATGTGGTAATTGATCCTTACTTGTTACCTCAATTACGTTAGGTGTTCCAGGATTTGGTTTTATCAAATCCCCATATTCATCGGCTATTAAAATAATTGCATCACCATTTGAGACAGCATCTGTTAGATTTGTTTCACCTTTCTTAATTACGAATGCAGCATCAACACAAGCTCCCTCAATAGAAGTTGGAATGATAATATCATTTCCTCCAGCAGCTCTTATGGCATCATTCCGTGATTTATATTCTCCATATCCATAAATCAAAAATCTTGTCATTCTTTTCGATATTGTCTCATAATCATAAGATGCAAAATCAATCCCATACATTATTATGTAATTTCCATCTGTCGCAGTATTCAATAATCCATCAGCACACGCATATTTGTCAGTAGGAATTTGGGTTGTGGCTCCATCAAGCGAAGCTACGCCTGTTAATGCGCTTGTAGCTGGTAGAAAAGTATAACCAACAGCTTGATCTACAGTCGGAAAATTTATCCTTTCTCTTGTTTCTCCAGCTCCGATTCTGTTGATTTCTCCGGCGAGCTGTTTCAAACTTAAATCTGTTCCGCCCGGTTCTACCTCAAGCCCTGATTTCTTTATTGAACCTCTTGTTATAACATTGCTAATTTCATCGAGATTCTGACTGTGAAAAATAGGAAATACAAATACTCCTGTTATTGTGTCTGTGTTGAATGTTACTATATTCAAGTCTGTTTGATCTGATCCTGGAAGTTCGCTTACTCTCACATCAACCTGAATAGAACTTCCAGTATCGCCCGTCTCACTCCATAAAGTGAAAGATCCTCCAGCACCCACAGCAACCGCATCACCATTTTCCCAAGATAATGTTTGGCCAGCGAAAGTATAATATAGATCGTAGCTTGTAGCCGTCCCGGTAGGAGAATATAATCTTGTGCCAGTTATGTTGAAAGTAGGGCGATAACTTACGAATGCAAACAAAGACACCCTAATGCTTCCACATGTTCCATCAAGCTCATCTCGTGACAAGTTTAGTTCACGTTGTGTTATTGTACCATTCTGCTCAAAAACCAGCCATTTTCCAGCAACAGTTCCTATATCCGTTATTTGAATAGTCCGCGGAGCATACTCTACAATTTTTCTCGCCTCTGTTTCCTGATCGACAAAAACAACTTTCACATAACCAGTATCAAGCTTAGAGGAATCACCTACATTCTTCTTGAATGCTGCCGCATCAATTTCTATTATTCCAGTTGACAAATATTTATCTAACTTGTTACTCATCTTATAACCTCTTCCATGAATTTGCACTTATAGCTTGATACCATACAGTTGCCCCATCACTATTTATTACATCACTTGTTTTGTCTATATCAGCTTTTATTATATCACTACCAGATGCGTTATTTGTTATAGCATATGTCCCTGAATTATGTTCTGTATCCGACACGCCAATAACCCGGCCTATTCCATTAGTTGCATCCCAAAAATTTGTTGCTAATGGCATTATAATTGACACAGCGGCAGTAGTCACATCAACGCTTATCAAATAAATATCCGCAGCTGGAGAATAAGGACTGTCTGTATGATCTATATTTGTTACTTTTTTTGCAATACTCCCATTTACAGAAAGTGTGCTGTTTGGAGTTGCTGTGTTAATCCCAACATTCCCATTATTTTTAGGATTTAAAAATATCGTTTCATCTATTCCACTTGCTCTAAATATTGTAGAATTATATACTCCTCCTAGATATTGTTGTATTTCAACAGATTCATTCGCGTCCCGCCCATCATGTACAATATCATAACCGGAATTGTTTGATTGGCGTAGGGATACTCGCCCACTTTCTTCATTCGTTCCATCAGACTGAATTTTTATTGTTGGAGCAGAAGAAGAATATATATGCAATTTCTCGATTGGCGCAACTGTTCCAATTCCAACATTGTTATTTCCCGTCAAAGTCAGTGCTGGTACTATATTTAGTGTATTGTTGTTAGTTGTGTGAAATCTAAAATCAACATCCAAATCCCCAGGCAGATAAGTTTGAATCTGCCCTTTCAATGATGCGTTATGCTTAAAATCAAGAAATATTTTCTGCCCGGGCGCTATAGTGGCTATACGTTCAATAGTGAAAGTTGTTCCACCTGTGCCATATATTCTTGCGTCACCATTTACGTCAAGTTTTGCGGTAGGAGTGACAGTGCCAATTCCAACATCACCGCCATCCAGAATCTTAATGCCAAGATTCCCGGTAGCAGATAAAATATTATTAGTAAAAACATCCGCGCCGGATATGTCAACATTTCTTACAGTATTTATTTTTTTAATATCTGTTCCGTCATCAAACCAGATCAGTTGTTGAATCGGGCCGCCTGCGCCTGAGCCTCTATTTCCTATCGTGTCAATCATAGATCAACCCTCACACTTCCAGCATCATTATTATCTACATCATTATTTTCACACCATAAATAAACATCTATGGCCTCGGTAGCGCTTATAGATGCTTCATTGCTTTGCTCAAAAATTTTAACTCTTTCATCTTCAGTCGTAGGAGATGCACCTCCTGTTAGTCTGTATGTTTGAAAATAATTAACAGTCGATACAAGTCTATGAATCAATCCTGTTACAACATTAATTGCAACAGGTGTCCATATTTTTTCTGGAACTGAAATTATCACTGGATTACTGGCCATTTCCTCTACCTCCTTTATTCAATTCGATATATGTCCGCGTGGCCTCTGTTAAATTAGCAAATTCATTATTAATAGCTTCCAGATTTTCATCATAGTCTCCGCCGCCGCGCTCTGCTGCTATCTGCTGCCCTGTTTTATATGCCATTGTTTGTTCTTCTTTGTGTGCTCTCACTGATTTTAGTGGGTCTATATCCGGGCGCTGTTCTCCGTTCCAGGATGCGTTACACCACGCGTTTCTAGTATCTTCATTTTCCCAGCCCGGAGCGTCTATAATTCCATTGTCAACTTCTCCCCACATCCACATTTTAAAAACTTCAGCGCAAAAATTCTTTCCGTGATTTTTCACCATTTTATTAACTGCCATCCAGAATACCAGCAGCTCTCCGCGTGCGCCAGAATAACTCTGACTAAAATTATAATCTACAACTGAAAGCGGAATGTCGGCAGATGTTGCAATGCTCTGTTTTACAAGAGTGTAAAATTTTTCAAAATTTGCGTTTGGCCTTTCAGACTTAAAGGACTCAAATCCATGTCCAGCTGGCCACTGGTCAAGAATGACTCCGCCTTTTTCAAAATCGAGTCCCTTCAAATCAGAAAGATAATCAGAGTCGCTTGTCTTGATTGTTTTTCCATTTACTACTTGTTTTGTATTTATACCCTTAGAAATTGTAGGCTGCCCATCAATATTATCCGGAGGTTTTATAAAAATTGCAAATATAGAATTTATTATCATTGCTTTCAATTCAAGATTTAAAAGGTCGGCAAGATTTGTCAATTGTGGCATACTCATTGCAAGTAGCGGAATTCCCCTGCGCTGCTTTTCATTATCTTTTCGGTATATATGCAAAACGAAAGTACGTCCCGATCTAGATCCAAATCTCGGAACTCTTACTGATTCATTGGTATCTTCGTTAAATACGTGATATGCTACAGCCTTGTCTTTATTATACTCAATTCCATTTATTAACTTATTCCCTTTTGATACTTCGCTCAATGATGTGGTGGCGGATATATTTTCAGGAGGTATAATCTGGATTGAAAGCGGATTACTTTTCATTGATGGAGAATATCGAAAAATCACAAAATATTCTCCATCACGGAGAAGATAAAAAAACAAATCCCATTGTATTTGATAAAAATCTCTCTCTATAAGATAATCAACTTTTTTTTGCTGCGCCCAATTTTTAAATCGTAACTCAATGTTTTTTGTTATTTTTTTTCTTGTTTCTTTGTCTATCTCGAAGTTATATATAATATTCCACATAGGCATTAATTGCAATTCCAGACCAGAGCCAACAACAACGTCGCAATATCTTTTTATTATAGCGCGACCGGTAGGAGACTCCCAATATGCAATTCTGGAAGCGCGTCTTAATCGCTCATTATCAAATGACCACCATCCAGTATTATATCCGCTTGAGTCCCATATTCCATTAGCAACATTTGAATACAAATCACTTGACAGGGCATTTGTAGGTTTAGAAATATTCGTTATAGATTCTGTTAGTTCTTTTTTCTGCTCAATAAGTTTAGTTTGGAGGTCTATTTGAAGTCTTCTATTTTCAATTTCTTTATTCTGGAGTTGTATTAAAAATTCTCGGCGCGCTAAAAATGTTGTCAGAATTGGAACTTTCATTGCTGAACTCCCGGTGGATAATTTCTAGACATCCCTGTATAATTACCGGAATATAAAACCGGACCACCTGCTCCCTGCAATATACGTTTTGCTGCCATATATGCGTTTAGTAATTCTGATATTGATTCTGGAGAGTGAGTCTCTACGTCCTGTCTTCCCTGAGTTGTATCAAGAACATATTTTTTTTCAGGAGTTGAATTTATAAGCATCTCCTGAAATAATATTATATTTGCCTCAATTTCCGCCAGCGTAAAAGATTTCGCGATGAGAGAAGGGTTAAGCATATATTAAGCCCCAATTGTTTATTTTTTCATCCCTGGAGCTTAAGCAGCGACAAATATTACTTTGCGACCATGAGACATATTGTTTATTCTTGTCAAGTACTTTTTTAAAAAGTTGTTAAACAAAAATCCGGTAGTTTGGAACTACCGGATTTTGTGAGGTGGATGAAAAAATTTAATTTTGATCAGAAAAAGTAAAACCATAGCAATGATGAATTTTTGTTGAATAAAGTCAAGTAGAAATACCATGTTTTTCCATAAATTCTTTTTCTATTTTTTTTAAAGCTGGCTCAAGTAAATGATTAAATCTATCAACTAATTTTTTTTCATACGATATACGTTGTTTTGTATATTCATTCGAGAAAATATAGTCAGCAACTGAAAATGGAAGATCAAAAGTTTTATCAATTTGTTCTATAACTTTTTTATAAAATTCATCAAAATTTTTTATCTTTTGTTTTTCTAACATTTTACACCTCAAATATTATTTAATATATTTTTTAGCCTGTGCCATAAAAATTCTCTCCATCCGGTCAGGAGTCAAAACGCCAATTGAATTTTCGAATGTATGCCTGGCGCGTATTTTTACACTTGTTTTTTCTAGTGTCCGAATCATTCTAATTCTTGCGCCTTTCTTTGCGAATATACCAAGTCCGCGATTAGCTCCCTCAAAAATAAAAGGCTGCGTCAAATTCCATTTTCCAGAATTTTTATATTTATATAAAATTCCCCATCTTTGACGTGCATTATATCTATCATTTTTTCCAAAATTAGATCCATTAAACATAAGAGTTTGTGGTTTTTGTTTTGCAATTCTGTATTGTCCAGCAACTGGCTTCATGAAATTCGACCCGATTCTTGCGGACGCAAGAGGAATTGGTACGCGATTTTCTGTCTTGCTGCTGCCTGAAATTCTAGCGCCCTCTTCCTGCTTGACCATGTAATGGCTGCCGCCCTTCATGCTACGCATTGCCACGATTGCATTTATGCCTGTTATTTTTCGCATAGCTCCGGACTTTCGCACGGCAGTAGCTTTGAATACTTTCAGGCTTCCGAGAGTGTATTTATTTTTGAGTTTATAGCGAGTTTTTAGCTGCCGAATATATTCCTTCTCGACTGCCTCCGCTGCTTTGTTAAGCGTATCGGCAGACGCGAGTTCCATGGATCCATGATTCCGGCGCAGCCATTTTATCATTTTTTTAGAGTTGTCTGTATATCTAATTTCCATTTTTTATTTCTAAGCAGCAACATCATAAAGCACGGACTCCATAGCGTCCATGAACAAATCAATGTCCTGCTGTATTTCCTTTAATTTTTGATCCTTACGCTTTTTATTCTCTATCTCAAAAAATCTGTCAAGCGCAAATTGATATGCTCCAAAATTATATTTCACAATATCTAAAACTTCATTCCTACGCTGTTTCCGATTCTCAATCGATACGCTCTTAACTCCCTTCCGATTTGTTTCAACAAAAACCTCTTCATTCGTGAGTTGCTTATAAAATTCTTTTCCAAAACTTTTCGGAAAGTGAATAAATCCGAATGGATAACCCCCGGACCTATGCGGCTTTTTTCTAAGCGTATTATAGACAGCTTTCTTCAATCTTTGATCGTCCAGCCCAATCACGGGAGTCCCGATTTCATTCTTAAACATCTTTGTAATAGTCGCAAGACTTTCGCGCGCGATAACTGGATACACTCCGTTAATAGTACCCGGGCTATAATTAAAATTATTATCACAAAACGCATTCACCTGATCCTTATGATACTGCGAATCCACGAATGCAATAGATACATATATCTGCGAACCATCAGCACGCGAATAGGTATTTGTTATTTTTTCAGCAAGCCTTTTCCAGCAGTCGCTTTCAACTTCCCTTGTATCTCCCTCAAAATTCCAGTAATCAATCACCCACGCCTGACGCTCGCGGCCCCATCCCACTATTCCTGCCTCAATCCTGTCCCCCTGAATATCAGCAGCCAGGGTCAAAAATAATATCTGATTGCTGATATATCCTGTTTCCCAGTCTTCAGCGTATCTCATTAGTTCGTGCGCTTCGGGAGCGTCCGCGCGTTCGGCAAAGGTTTCCGCCAGGGTATCATTTACAAAATCCGGGTATAATATCATATCATCCTTGACGCGCTTAAATTGTATTGCAATGTCAAGCCATGATTTGAATCCAACCGGGGAATATAATCCGTTCAAGTGGTAGCTGCGAATTCCTGGCCTATCTGGTTTCTTTGTCGGAACCCACTCACCGCGAATTAAAAACCATTCCTTATCTTCATTTTTAATTTTGTGTTTGCACTGAATACACTCATAATATACCGGATCATTCGTTATAGTTTCTACACCGTCTATTATTGTTATTCCTATGTCAAGTTTTCCATCTTCATCTTTATTTCCAAATTTCAACTGTGAAAAAACAAGCGGCTGCATGTGTTTACATTTCGGACACGGAACGTAAAAATATCTTTTGTCTCCCTGTTCAAAAAGTGGCTCGATTTGTGATGTATGTTTTAATTTCGGTGTGCTTAAATATAATATTTTTTTATTAGGTCCGTAGGATTCCGAACGCCTTAGCATTTTCTCTATGGGATTACCGGAAGCCTTACCCTTTCCTGGCGCCTGCATGAGCTGCGGATATACGTCAATCTCATCAAGCAATAAAACCCTTTGATTAAATGATCTTGCTTTCGCTTCAGAGTTCGGGCCAATCGCGCGGATGAAAGTCCCGCCATAACTTTTTACTGCCTTCGTGTCACCGGTAGTTTTTTGATGTTTTTTTTGAACTACTGCTTTTATTTTGTCGGCCAAACCGGAAGAGTGGATCATCTGGTCAACGCGTTTTTCCATAGACTCTTCAGCCATTGCCTGGTCGCCAGAGACAAATAGTACCGGGCCGATTCCGTACTTGATGCAATACCCGATTTCATTTTCCAGAATTCCAACAGTGGCGCCGATCTGCGTCGGTTTCATAAATACGACTTCCATAATTGGCGAGCTGTCCGAAAGACAATCTGCAATCTCTCGAAGGTAAGGAGTTCGGTCAAAACTATATGGTCCAGGATACGCTGCAACACCGGCAGACAATACCCTGGATGACTCCGCGAATTGAGAAACTGTTTCAGTTATGTTTGCCTCCGGTATTCCAGATATTAGAGCATCAAACCATTCCGACATTTCTGAATTGACTTCATCCGTGAGAACTAGATCAGGGAGATTTTGGATGGTTGGTTTTTTTTTAGTCATTATAAATCACTTTATAATTATCATCAATCGGAAGAGTCGGCCCCACGGAAGTAGTTTTATAAAATACGACTTCTTTTATTTTAGAAATTTCACATAGACCGTCTACAATCTCGCGAAGGTATGGAGTCCGTTCAAAAATATATGGACCAGAATATTGAGTTTTTAAAATTCTAATTTCCTTTATTTTATTTTCATATGCATCGAGATATTTTATCATATCACATAAAAGCGGAGTTCCTTTGTATTCTGAATTTTTTACAGATTCCATTTTAATATTTTTAATTTCATCACTTAAAAATTTATCATATAAATCATCAAATCCAATAGTTCCATTTTTATAATTTTCAAAAAATTCATTACCTTTTTTTATAGAGGTTTCAACATCAAGTCCTAAGCATAACAAATGCTTATAAACATTAAACACGTCTTTTAGTATTAAATTATTAAACATAGAAATACAATAAATTTCAACATACATCTGTTTTATTACATTCAACAAATTCACAGCTTTTTCTTCATCCTGAATAATTACTTTTAATTCTTTAAAAATTTCATATAATTCACTGTTTGATTTATCTGAATAAAATTTATTAATTCTCCATTTTCCTAAAAACTTTTTCAACTTCATACTAAACCTCCATTAAATTATTTCAAAACATCCATCACTTCAATTTTCACAGCCTGCAATCCTTTTTGAATTTCTCCTCCAATAATTTTCTCAACTTCTTTTTCCATTCCAATAGCTTTTAGTTTCGCTGTTATACGTGGTGAAACTCTCCGCGCCAGGTCAACAAAATTAGATTGAACTGCTTGCGCCATTTTTCCGATTTTAGATTCAACAATAGTTCGCTCCATGAGTTGCCCAAGCCGCGCGTGAATTTCAATATTCATTTTCTGAATTTCAGTATAAATTTTTTGTTCACGTAAAGATAAATTTTGATATTCATTTTTGTTATAACTTATTTCACGTCTACTTTTTGTTTGTTCTGATATTACTTCCTGTTTTGCTATCGTCTTTTTTTTAGCTGCAATTTTCTTGCCGGCGACAGGCCCGCGAGAAGGTTTACTTTTTTTTGTAGACGCTTTCTTTGTTGACTTCGTGCCGGGATCAACCCCGGCAAGATAGCACTCCCAGTCTGGATGATCTTTGTCAACCTGGCCGTCAACCATAAACGCCCATTTTTTTTTTGACAAAACTCTAATCCCTTGCCTGCTAATGCCTTTTATTTCAGATGCCTCTGCGTAAGATATTAAATTCATTTTGACAACATGCTTGTCGCCCAAAATGCTTGTCAAGCTAAAAACAGTGTGACTTTCCGAAAGCCGGGCTTGAAAGTTACC